TTGAGATTTCACCAAGGCTTACTGTTGACGTTTCTGAAAAAACTCTAGACTATTCTATAAATAAGAGCGCTTCAGACCTAGGGTTATCTGGTTTGCCAGTTGGCCAACTAATTGCTTCTAATGGAAGCATTTCTATATTTGATCATGACCAAGCATTTAATTCAAATAATAGCAATAGTATTATTTCTAAATATATTGCAAGACATATACAGTTTAAATTTTATGAAGTGATTCGAGATGTTGATGGTTGGGATTATTTTGTTCCTATCAAAACTTTGTACTCCGACTCTTTTCCAAAAGCAGATTTAATGACAAAGCAAGTTAATATATCATTAAGAGATTTGTATTGGTATCTTGAATCTATAACTGCACCAGAAATGTTAATGACAGAAGTATCTGTTAGTTCTGCAGTGTCATTGCTTCTTGATCATATAGGTTTCTCTAACTATACATTTAAAAGAGTCTTAAACGAAAAAGAGATTATAATTCCATACTTCTTTGTATCTCCAGAGACTAGTGTTGCTCAAGTTCTTGAAGATCTTGCTATATCAACTCAAACAGCAATGTTCTTTGATGAATATAACAATTTTGTTATGATGAGCAAAGACTACATTATGCCAAGTGCAACTCAAAGACCTACAACATTTGCATTAATTGGAACAAAAGATTTTGCAGAAGACAGAGAAATAAAAAACAAATCTATCAAGCCAAAGTTAGCAAATGTTATATCTGTTTCAACACAGGAAAATTCTGTATATAATGATGGAGCAATTAACTATTCTACAAGATACATTCAGAGATCGGTTGGATCTTTAAGACAAGCAAACCTAGTTGACAATGAAAGATACTACACATATAAGCCAGCACTTTTATGGGAAGTATCTGGAAGTCAAAACACAAAATCAATAAACAATGAAGTCGCAACTCAGTCTTCATATGTTCTTAGCGCAATACCACTAAACTCTAACTTAACAGCAGATGTTCCTGAAGTTAAAAATAACATAGTAATAAACAACACACTCAGTCTTGGAGAGGCAGTTTACTGGATTACAAGATATAACGGATACTTTTATTCTCAAGGAGAAATAATTAAGTATGATGCAGTTCAATACAATGTGTCAGGTTTTGGCAATGTATGGATAACTTCTACAGAAGACTATCAAAACTATTTTGCAAAACTTCCATTTAATGGAAAGATTTATCCAACAGGGCTTGTAAGAGTTTATGCTGAGCCAAACTATGAGGAAATATCTGGGGTCACAAAGTTAAAGAACGGCCCAGTGGCAAAGCATGGCCGTGGTCAGTTTGGAACAACTGTTGTAGCACACAATGCTGGTATTGCTGATTACTGGAAGTCAGAAAATAATGTTAAGGGATGCCATATGCGTTCTGAGTATCTTTTTGAAAAAGACTTAGAGTTACCAAGTACCACAGTAGCCTCTGCTGGTAAATTAAATGCCGCTGGTATTTCATCTGATGCCGTATCTAGATCTTCTTCAAGAAATGGAATTATAAAAAACTTTATGTCAACATCTTTTGTTGGCGAAATAAGTACAGCAACACAAGTTCAAAGCGGAACCCTGCAGTCTTCTGCACTATGTCTAACTGGACCTAACTTTACAACTAAAGAAAAACCAAGAGACTTCGTATCATATGTGTATAAGTCACTAGAAGACAACAAGTATAAGCATTTTGGAACAAGAATGAGAATCGTAGGTAAAATTGAAAACAATGAAGATAGAGGACAAACATCAAATGGATCTGATACCTACTACATTGTTAACGGAAGTACACCAGATAAGAATATAAATATTTCTGGTGGATCTGGAGGCCTTGCCTTTATGATCAACCCAACGACAAATGTAGGGTACTATTTTGAAATTGCAGCACTTGGAATTGGAAACTTATCTAAAGAAGAAAGACAAACAGTCAGCAATGTTTTCTTTTATAAAATAAAATCTAATAATGGTGCAGCAATTCCAGTTCCTCTTTGGGAAGGTCTTGGAGAAATCACTGTAGATGATGGAAAATTTACTGGTCAGTCAAGAATTATTGCTGAAGAAAATCCGACGGTATACGATCTTGCAGTAGAGTATCAAGACATAGGTAAGGTAAGAAGGTTCTACCTATATCTAAACGGAAAACTAATTAAAACTATTGATGATGCAGAACCACTTCCAACCTATTCTGGACTTGCCTTGTTTACCAGAGGGTCTTCTAGAATTATGTTTGAAAATGTTTACGCACTATGCAATAACTATTCTCAAAATACAACATTTTCTTTAGGTGCTCCAGTTAACTCAGTCTTTGGAGATTCTGACATTGACGCAAATGAGTCATTTAGAAAGTATGCTCTTAGTGGATTAATACAAGACACATACCTTTCTGGGATAGGAACTTCCGAAGCCCCAAGATACAATATATACTTTGAAGAGTTTGGAAGCATTATGAGAGAGGCAGCAACATTTAATTTTAAATATGACAAAGCCTTTCCTGCTCTTACTGCAAAACTATCTCCAACATTTAATAAACTAAAAGGATATGTTGTATCAGGATTTAGAGCGGGGTCATATGGAGCAGAATTTATTATATTTAATGCAACCGACACTGCAATAAGTCTTGACGAAACAACTGGAAACTATCTAAGAGTGCAAGGGGTAACATTTACTCAGCAGTCAGACAATAGGCTAACTGTTGATGACTATTTTGACAGGAATACTTCTTTATCTAATCCAACATTTATTACAGAAACATCTGTTTCAAATCCATTTAAAATTAAGCAAGACTACCAGGATATTAAGTTAAGCAGAATGACACATGGCAAAAAAGATTTTTCTTTGACAACACCATACATTCAGTCATATGATGAAGCAAATAGTTTAATGAAATGGTTAATTGAAAAAATTTCTAAACCTAGAAAATCTGTAGGTGTTAAGATTTTTCCAATCCCAACACTACAACTTGGAGATATAGTAACTTTAGACTATGAAGAGAACGGTGTTAATATGGCATCATCTCCAACAAGCAGGTTTGTTATATACAACATAGACTACTCAAAGAGTTCTGATGGCGCAGATATGACTATATTTTTAAGTGAGGTGTTGTGATGTCAGTAAACCCAACTGCAGATCTTCCAGATCCAAAACCAGTTATAGATCCAAAGTCTGTAAAAGTAGCAACACCAGACTTAATAATAAAAGATGATGAAGTTATGTCTATTGACATAATGACAGATCTTATATTTGAAGATATTGGAGGACAAGAACTTGCAACAATCTCTCGACATGATCTTGTCAACGGACAAAAAATACTATATACACCTATAAAAAATTTAACAGATCTATACCTTCAGTACAATCCAAATAATGTTTTAAGGTTGCAGTCTTCTGATTCATATTTTAAGTCTTTATCTATTTCTATTTTAGATAAACTTCCTATATGTGGCAATGGATATGACATATTCCCACCAGCAAATGATCCTACACAAACAGATAAGACTAAGTGGACAAAGGTTCCAAACTGTAAGTCTGTCTATATTGACCCAATAACTGGAGATCTGGTTATTAACCTTATTGATGTTAAGGATGGAGAGCAGGCTGAGGTTCAGATATTGACAAGTGGAGAGGTGTTTGATGATACAATATATACTGGAGGAAACGAATGATAACTAACACAGGTAAAAATATTTTAGCCAAGTATCTTGTTGGGCAAACCCCATCATATGCATCACATATTGCTGTAGGGTGTGGTCCAACTCCCCTAGTAGCAGATGGACAACTTGGAGACTATTCAAATAAAAAATCTCTTGACTTTGAGATGTTCCGTGTTCCAATCATTTCTCGTGGATTTGTTGATGAAGACGGAGTTTCAAAAGTAGTTCTTACAGCAGAACTTCCAACCCAGGAAAGATATGAGATCACTGAAGTTGGAATATTCTCAGCAGCATCCAATCCTGCTGCTGGAGCATTTGATAGTAAAAATATATTTTCGTTTTCTGATTCAGAGTTATGGAAGTATTCCTCTCAGGGTACAGAAATACCATCAATCTATGAGCCATTAGATGACAGGGTAGTTAAAGTTATTAACGCAAGTGCCTCTGGAACGACAGTAACGTATACTACAGATATTGAGCACGGACTTTCCATTGGGGACACAATTTCTATTTCTGCAGTTTCTCCAGCAGTGTTTAATCTATCAGCAAAAAATATTGCTACAGTTCCAAGCCCAACAACATTTACTCTTGTTGCTAGTTCCAGTATAACTGGCATATCCAGTATTTCAAACAAATGCTGATAATAAGATTTTTACAAATTCTGAGAGAGTTGCAAGATATGAAAGATGTAGGTTTTTAAATAACATATTTGCAATATCTGGTAACAACTCAAACATATCTGTTGGCTCGGATGGGCAGTTTAATATATCAGGCGGATCAAACTACATACAGTTAACAAACACTGCAGTAAATCTTAGTAAGAATGCTCCAACAGATGAACTAAGACTTGCATTCTCTGTAGTAAATAAAGTTGGTAGTGCAGTAACATTGCCTTCTTCTGTCAAAATTATTGTTGAATTCTCTTCTACGGGTACATTTAAAACTGGAAAGTGGGCAACATTTGAAGCAGTTGTAGATAGCACAAATAATGATTTTTCAGAGAATAGATATTTTGTTGTATCAAAACAACTGCAAGAGTTAAAAAAGAGTGCTGACTTTTCTTGGGCTGAAATAAATCAGGCTAGAATATACGCATGTGTTTTCAAAGATGGCAGCACTACTCCTACATCAGACTTTTATGTATGTTTAGATGGACTTAGATTAGAAAATGTAACATCTACAAATTCTGTCTATGGTTTAACTGGATACTCAGTCATACGAAGCCCTCAAGCAAAAACAATAATTAAATCAGCAAACACAACAAACTATATAGAGTTTAGATTCTCATTGGATGTGCTATAGTGGCAGATGTAGGAATAAAAAATGTTATCGTAAAGAAAGAACTTCTTGGAAAAGTAACATCTGAAAATGGAAGAGTTGCTAGATTTCGAATTATTGCAGAAGACAAGAATAGAAAGTCTGCGTGGTCCCAGGTCTTTTTGGTTAATGCCCAACCAGTAGTAGTACTTCCTGGAGATCTTAATATTGTAGGCAATACAATTTTGGTTAACTGGTCTACAGAAGATATATCTATTCAGATTACTTATGATGTTTTTGCATCTTTTGATGGAGGAGACTTTAAGTTTATTGGAGTTTCAAACAATACAAGTTATTCATTTTTAAAAACTGGAACATCCTCTGTCAGAGTAGTAGTTCAAATATCTTCAGTAAAACCATCCATAAATTCTGGAATTAAGGTTTATGATTCTGGAGTTAGGTCTCTGGTATAATTGTATTATGGCTATTTTACCTGTGCCCGAAAGAGGGCAACCACTAGATGTAACATATATATATCAGATTGTTAAGGCTATTAATGATCTGTCTACACAGATATCTCCTTCAACATACAAGTATGTTACAGTAGATACCCCTACATCTGGAAAGCAAAGCGTAAAGGCCTCAGAGGCCCGTATAATAGGCGGTTATGTACAGGTTACAACAAGTAGCACACAAACTGCTGGATCCTCTAAGACATTCTCTTATGACTTTGGAACAGACTTTAAGTTTGCTCCAGTAATCACAGCAACCCCAATTAATATTGGAGGAACAGATGCTGGAAAAGATGTTACAGTAACAATAACTGGTGTCTCAACATCAAGGGTAGAAGGAACAGTTAAGTTTAATACTGGAGGAGACACTAGCATTGGAATTAACCTCATAGTGGTTGGAATTCCTAACTAATGCTATCTTGTAAGAAATGTAATGGAAGAGTTTTTATAGACAGACAGTATAGCGAGATTAATCATCTTGAAGTATACTGCATGGTTTGCGGGTCAAGATTTTTTTTCCACCCACCTAGCCAAACATTGGAGGGACGATGGTTACTAAAAAGGGAACAATTGAGAGCGAAAAATACAATGAGTCACCTGTAATTCCAGGTAACAAAAAGGTTTGGTTTCTTAATGGAAACCTAGTTAGAATACATCACTACAATCATTCAAATGGAATTATGTCTGTTTATAATATTACTAAAGATCAGATTGAAAGTTGTCTAATTAGTGATTTCAAAAACAAAAGAGAACGAGCATATACAGTTGGCCAGACTGCTGAATTAGTTAATCGTCATAAAAAATATTTGCCAGACTTGATGAAGCGTGGAGTAATTCCATTTCCAATGGGGTCACAAAAAGGTGGGGCCAGAGGTTTTCAGGTTAGGTCGTATTACTCAGAATCGCAGGTTCGAGAGATTCGTGATATACTTGCTTCATACCATATTGGCAGGCCGAGAAAAGATAAGTTAATTACTAATGATATTACGCCTAGTAAACAAGAGTTGACACGAAGAATGGGCGATGGTATACTTACATATAGGAAGACAGAAGATGGTCGATTTGTTCCAATATGGAATGAATCTATTTAACGAAGGGTATAAAATGGAAAACGAATCAACGAAGGTATCCGTAACACTAGGATACACATTAAATCTTGGAAACTTTCAGTCACTAAGACTTGACCTTGGAGTTGTAGACTCAAAGCGTGATGGAGAGAACACTGATCAGGCTTTTGAGCGTGTGTATAAGTTTGTTGAAGACAAACTAACTGCAAAGATTTTAGAAGCCCAATCGGAGGCTGCTGAAGGATAATGGCAGAACGCAAAGACCGAATGGCTTTGCTTTCACGCTACAGCAAGTTCCATACTGCAAAGTATGAACAAAAGCCATCACTGAATTTAAATGTAGAGCAATGGGCTTCAGATGCCCTTATTGAGTCATATGGTATGGGAGAGTGCTATGATTTACTTGAGTATTATTTTAGTGTTGCTCAGTCTCCTAGTTGGAATTACTTTGCGTACAATACAGAAAAAATATTACAGGCAAGATTAGATAAAAAAAGAGACGATGCAGAAAGAGCAGAGCGTAGACGAATGGCAAAGGAGTGGTTAAGTGAATAATACAGAGTCCAAACTGATTACTGCAGTTCTAGAAGATAAGCAGATGCATGTTCTTCTCCAAGCCAATGTCGATAATCTTCTAAGAACCCACGGAGACATCTGGGAGTTTATAAGACTTTATTTTGAAAATAATGCCACAGTTCCGCCTGCAGAACTTGTTACAGAAAAGTTTAGAGACTTCGAACCAGTTCAAAGTGTTGGCTCAACCAAGCATCACCTTGAAGAACTTCAAGGAGAATACCTTAATGATAGTCTAAAGGATATACTTCGCTCTGCTGCAACAAATGTTCAAAACAATCAGGGCACAACAGCACTAAACGACCTAATCACAAAAACATCAGAATTAAAAAAGAACACATCTGCAATTCGTGATATTGATGTTACAGATCTTGAGTCCGCAATTGCATACTTTGAAAATGTCAAGAAACAACAAGCCCTGGGTCTGTCTGGAATTAAAACAGGTCTTCCAGGTTTCGACAACTATCTTCCTTCTGGAATTATGCCAGGACAACTTGGCGTATTCCTTGCATATCCAGGTATTGGAAAGTCATGGCTTGCCCTTTACTTTGCTGTTCAAGCATGGAAGCAAGGAAAGTCTCCAATGGTAATCTCTCTTGAAATGTCTGAGACTGAAGTTCGTAATCGTGTATTCACCATTATGGGTGAAGGTCGCTGGTCTCATAGAAAGATTAGCAATGGTGAAATTGAAATTGATATGTTAAAAGATTGGCATGCAAAGAATCTTGCAGGAAAGCCAGAGTTTCATATCATCTCCAATGATCAAGGTGGAGAAATTAACCCATCAGTTCTTCGTGGAAAGATAGATCAATACAAGCCAGACTTTGTAATCGTTGACTACCTTCAGTTAATGGCTCCTAACCAGAAGTCAGATAATGAAACAGTGCGAATGAAGAACCTTTCACGAGAACTTAAACTAATGGCTATTGGTGAAGAAGTTCCTATTATCGCTATCTCGTCTGCCACACCAGATGATGTTAACGACCTCTCTACGGTACCTACGCTGGGTCAAACTGCTTGGTCTAGACAGATTGCTTACGATGCAGATTGGGTCCTTGCATTGGGCCGTGGAACCAATAGCGATATTATTGAGTGCGCTTTTAGAAAGAACCGTAATGGATTTATGGGAGACTTTTTGGTACAGTGTGACTTTGATAAGGGATACTATCGATATAAAGACTTTGAAGATAAGTAGTTATAATATGGTATGTCAGAAATCAGGGAGAACTTACCACCTACATTCTATCATCATAAGCCCATAAAAAGGTTTTATCTTGATGGGATCATTCATGATGACTCCATGATAGGAAGACTAAAAATAGAATATATAAGGCTACTAGTTTCAGAGATGAAACTAAGTGGGTATGTGCCAAGGCTAGATCTTGACCCAGACTTCACTATACGCTATAATGATACTAAGAACTTTTTTGAATTTGAATTATCGATACAGGCAGTTTACGCAGGGAAAAGGAAGAGCAAATGGATAGCAGGTATAGACGGAACCAACCCAATCTTTATACCGCAGAGCAAGTCAGAAGAGTCCTTACAGGATCAGGTATAGACATTGAGTCTGACCTTTCAGATAACTATATAATCTTTTGTCCATTTCACAACAACCATAGAACCCCAGCAGGAGAAGTTCACAAACTAAATGGTTTGTTCTTTTGTTTTTCTTGCCAAAAGACAGCAGACATAATTGAACTAATAATGCATACCTCTGGTCGAACATATTTTGAGGCAGCCAGATACATTAAGTCAAAAGAGAAATTAAGTAATCTTGTTGATGATATCAACAAAAGTCTCGTTGTTGAAGAAGAGTTTAAGAAGTTTGACACCGACATACTTAAGAGACTTTATAACAACCTAGGATCACTTGATAGACCAAAACAATATTTTAAATCAAGGCACATAGAGATGCAGTCTTGGATAAAATTTTCTCTTGGTTATTCAGACAAGCAGGACATGGTTACCGTTCCAGTCCATAGTCCAGATGGAATTCCTATCGGATTTGTTGGTAGATCTATTGAGGGTAAAGAGTTTAAGAATACTCCAGGACTTCCAAAGAGTAAGACACTTTTCAATTTGCATCGTGTAAAGAAATCTGATAGAGTATATGTAGTAGAATCTTCATTTGATGCTATTAGGTTAGACCAGGTTGGACTTCCAGCAGTTGCAACACTTGGTGCCAATGTTTCGAATACACAAATAGAATTGCTTCAAAAGTATTTCAATAACATTATTGTTATTGCTGATAATGATGAGGCGGGAGGAAACATGAAGGATAGGATAGTTGAAAAACTTTCTAATCGTGTTTCTGTTATTAAACTAAACAATCAGTATAAAGATATTGGAGACATGCCAGACGAAGAACTTAAGAACTTAGAGTTCCAGTTTGACAAATCTATATCTCTTATGCTAAACTAATATAACAACACAAAGGAGAAATAATATGAGCGTAGTAAAGGGACTCAAAAATATTAATGCCCTGCTCGACAAGCCAAAGTACGAAAATGACGGACCAAAGGTTAAGTGGCTAAAACTTGCCGACGGACAGTCAGTTAAGATTCGCTTTATCGAAGAACTTGATGAAGACTCAGCGAACTACAATGAAGAGCGTGGACTTGCACTTGTTGTAAAGGAACACGTAAACCCAAAGGACTACAAGCGCAAGGCTGTAGATACAATGGATACAGAAGGTCGTGACTGGGCAGAAGAAATGCATCGCAAGGATCCAAAGGCTGGATGGCGTGGTCGTCTTCGCTTTTACTGCAACGTCCTAGTAGACGATGGCATTGAAGCACCATATGTTGCAATCTGGTCAATGGGTATCAGCAAGCAATCATCATTTAATACAATTCGTGAGTATGCACTGGAGACAGGAAGCATTTCAAACGTAGTATGGAAGTTAAAGCGTAATGGTCAGGGAACTGAAACTAATTACACACTTATTCCATCTGCTCCAGACAAGGAGCCATTTACATGGGGAGACATTAAGCCTTACCCACTTGAGTCAGCATTGAAGAAGATTCCATATGCTGAGCAAGAAGCATACTATTTGGGCTTTGATGGTCCATCTATAACTTCATCTACCAACACTGATTGGTAATATGAACTACGTCGGCTTACATGTCCATACCCATTTCAGTTTATTTGATGGGATTGCTACTCCAGAAGAATACGTGAACCGTGCAGTTGAGTTAGGGATGCCTGCAATAGCCATCACTGACCACGGTACTTTATCTGGGCATAGGGAACTGCACCGTATTGCAAAAGCAAAGGGCATAAAGCCAATTCTTGGGCTAGAGGGATACATGTGTGCAGACATATCTGATACACGAGATAAGTCTGAAAGAGAAGGTCAACAAGATCTTGTCTATAATCACATTATCCTTCTAGCCAAGAATCAAATTGGTTTGGAAAACCTTAACAAGATTAGTGAACTATCTTGGACAGATGGTTTCTTTAAGAAGCCACGATTTGATTTTGCTATACTAGAAAAGTATAAAGAGGGGATTATCGTATCCTCTGCTTGCCCAAGTAGCGTTTTAGTTAAAGCACTTGAAGAAGAAGAGTTTGCTCTTGCTAAGAAGTATTTAACTTGGTTCAAGGAACGCTTTGGAGATGACTACTACGTTGAAGTTATGCCTCACAATGAAGCACACATTAATAAGTATCTGATAGAACTAGCAGACGAGTTCGGTATTAAAGTTATTGTTACACCAGACTGCCACCATGTTGATCCATCACAAAAAGAAGTTCAAGAGTTTAAGTTGCTCATGAACACACACGGCAAGTTCGTAAAAGATGCAACATACGAAAAGTCAAAGAAAAAGGGCAGTATGATGGAACGCCTTGACTATTTATATGGCGAAGACCGTCAGATTACATTTAATAAGTTTGATATACACCTGCTCTCATATGAAGAGATTAAAGCAGCCATGGAAGCGCAGAGTATTGATCGACCAGACATC